AATGAAATGAAAAATATAGGATTCGTTGAAAAAACGGATAATGAAAAAATCAATATGATAAAGTTCTTAGTCGATAGTGCTAAAGGCATTACCACTTCTAAGATTACCAAGGAGGTAAGTCCTATGACAGAAACAACAGAAGTAGTAGCAGAGATTGTTGAAAAATCTGATATTGCAGTTGAAAATGTTGAGGTTGCTCCAGAGGCAGATGCCGTAGTTGATGCTCCTGTTACAGAAGTTGTTGCAGAAGATGCACCAGCAGCGGAAACAGTTGTGGAAGCAGAAAAAGCAGACACAGTTGAAGCAGTAGCAGAAGTTATTGAAGAAGTTGCTACAGAAGTATCTAAAGCAGACGATGTTATTGTTGAGGCAGTAACAGAAGTTAAGAATACTCTTACATCAGCCTTTAGCGATCTACTTGCAACAGTAAAGTCTTTACAGACAGAAGTTGCAGATTTAAACAAACAAGTTGCTGACACAAAGTCACAAATTGTTAATACACAAAATGCACTAGTTGAAACAAACGGTGCAGTTAACGAGTTTGGAAAGAGAATGGAATCAGTAGAATCTGATACCGCTTTCCGAAAGTCTGGCGATCTCGGCGAGGTCGTACAGTTACAACCAGTAATGGTTGAGAAATCCCTATGGGGCGGACGTTTCCTCAAAACAGCCGATCTATTCAGATAGAAAAATCACGTGGAGGTGAAATATATGTCGGAAGAAATAATTAAAAATCAGCCAGGAACATCAGGCGATCTAGGTGGAACAGCACCTGGAACAGCCCAAGCACAAGGTGCATTCGCATCTGGTTCTGATGCTGGTGAAAACGTAGCAGGCAACTATGCAAACGGTGGTGTTTTAGGTAACATCGCAGAAGCATCATTTGGCTCTACATCAGGAGTTAACGCAGTAAATCCTTCAGGTGATACTGGAAGCGGTATCTTACGCCCTGAACAAGCACGTCGTTTTATAGACTATGTGTGGGACGCAACTGTATTGGCTAAAGATGGTCGCAGAGTGACCATGAAAGCAAACACAATGGAACTTGAAAAAGTTAACGTTGGAGAACGTGTAATCCGTGCAGCCTCACAAGGCTTAGGCGAATACACAAACGCTGGTGCAACATTCTCAAAAGTTGAATTAACTACAAAGAAAATTCGCTTAGACTGGGAAGTATCATCAGAAGCACTTGAAGACAATATTGAAGGTGCAGCATTGGAAGATCATATCGTAAGATTGATGACCAACGCATTCGGTAATGATATCGAAGACCTTGCAATTAACGGAACAGGAACAGGTTCAAATGCTTTCACTAGCATCATGAACGGTTTCGTAAATCAAGTAACAGCGAACACTTCAGCAGCACACGAGTCAGTAGCCAACGTAGTATCAAATGCTTGGACAACAAACACACTGCAAGATATAATTCTTGCAATGCCACGTAAGTACCGTGCACTTAAGAATAATCTTAAGTTCTACGCAGGTACAGACGTTTTCCAAGGTATTGTTAAAAACAATGGTACTCTTGCCGATGCAATTGCCGAAGCCTTTGTAAATAAAGGTCCAGGTACAGAAGCAAATCGTCAAGCATACCTTGATGGTAACGCACAAACATTCGGAGGAGCACGTACAACACGTGTACTCGGAATTGATGTTCAAGAAGTTCCTTACTACCCTGCAGGATATGTCGATTTGACATTCCCTGCTAACCGTGTATGGGGTTTCCAACGCGACATCACAGTTAACCGCGAATACAGACCAAAGAAAGATACTGTAGAATATACAGTTTTCGTTCGTTTCGGTATTCAATGGGAAGAACTAGATGCAGTCGCTTATGCGGATGCAGCAGGCGAATAGCCTAATCTGTAATACAATTTTAAGGGGAGTAGGATTAATTTCTTACTCCCTTTAATATTTAATTAAATGATATAATACTACAAGGAGGAATATATGTCAGAATTAGACAAAGATTTAAATCTACAAACACCAGAAACAGTTGAAGAAAATACTATTCAAGACGCAGTTGTTGAAGATATTGTAGAAGAAGTTATAGAAGAAATCCAACCAGCATTGTTAGCCCCAGGCGAAGCATTAATTCCAGAAGATAAAAAACAAGCAGTTCAAGACCTTGTTGAAGGACTTGCTCCATTATCAACTGGTGCCATTGGTGTTGGAAAACAACCAAGAACTAAAAAAGAAAAACCTGCTGAACCTAAACAAGGTAAAGAAAAAGTTGCAATTAAGTCAACTAAGAACGTATCCTGGATGGGTGTAGGCCAAGTAAAAGTTGGTATCAACTACGTATCCGCAGAGGAAGCAAAAGAATGGTCAACACGTAATCACATTACAGTTTTGAAACCAGAAGACGTTGCAAGGGAATACGGCTTATAAACAATGGAAGCATTAAGGGTTCCACCATACCCACTAACACTAAAGTTTGATGTCCCAACAAGTGGAGATATCTACACTCTTAGATTACAGGATTTGGTGGAACACTTTGTTGAAGAATCAAATATAACTTCAGCAAACTTACAAATAACATATGTAATACCATTATCAAAAATAGAATTTGACAGAAAATATGAAGTTAAGATTTTAAATTCAGATGAAGAAATAGTGTTTGAAGATAATTTAGACATAGTAAGACCATATACTGACCCTAATAAACTTGGAACTACCGCTTCAGAAATAACAGAAGCAAAATATAACGAACTTATTGCAAGATCAATTATTGACTCATTCGTTGTTGATGGTTTTTATAATCAAAAAGTTATTGTTCAAACAGTTGGAGAAGGATTAGATTATATACCTTTGTGGATAAATGCTTATAAGGTATTGAGAGTTTATGAAAACGATGTTTTAATTTTTGATGTTGATGAAGAAACAAACGATAGATATTTTAAATTATCATTAGATAACTCTGCTGTACAAGAATATATTCCCAATTCAACAGAATCATTAAATAGATTAGAAAAAACGCTACCAAATCTTCCAGTATCATACGGTGATTTAGGGTATTATGGTTGGGATACTGTTACTTTTCCTACAGGATATGACTATACATTAGTTCTAGATGCTGGATATAAAACAATTCCGTCAGATATTCAGGCAGCAACAGAAATGTTAGTTAATGATATTAAATGTGGAAGACTTGATCAATATAAAAGATATGTTGAAGAATATCAAACAGATCAGTACAAAGTTAAATTTAATGCTAAAAAATTATTTAACGGTACAGGCAATATCATAGTTGATCAAATACTATCAAAATATACTAAGAACATTACTAGACTAGGAATACTATGACATGTTTAGACGACAACTTTTTATACCCTATGACAGCAGAAGTGTACTATTCATCCGTTCAGCAAGGTCAGTACGGTAATATTAAAAAGCAATGGTCAAAGTTTAAAGATATAAAATGTTACTTTGCATCTGGTAACCTTAGAAATAAAGAAGAGCAACAAGTACAAAATGTAGCAATTTTGTTTGACAAAGTTTTGAGCGGTAGAGTTCCAACAGATATTAGATTTGATGATATGAATGGTGGAATTGCATTAACTAATCTTCTTATAACAAACATATCAGATGGAGAAGGTAACCCTATATATGTTGAAACAGGTGGGGTTCGTGCTGGTAAATCAAGTATTTTTGAAGTTGCAACACTAAGCCCATACTCTGGTTTGTTTGGAAAAACAGAATATTATAAGATTGTAATTAAAAGGTCTGATAGTCAGGCGATAGATTTATGATAATAGTTGATAATAAACAATTTAAAAAAGAAATGAACAACATTGTAGATTACTCTATTGGATTTTTAGAAGGAATAAAAGGTGGAAAGACAGCGTTTCTTAATAACCTTGGGCGTGAGACTATACAAACATTAAAAGAATTTGTTGATTTAAATGCAAGAATTGATCCAGCAATTCTGCAGCACGTATATGAATGGTATCAAGTTGGAAGTCCAAATGCAAGATTGTTTGATATTGAGTACACTGTAAGCAATCAAGGTTTGTCAATATACTCTACACTTAGCCAATCATCAAGAGTTAAAGATGGATCTACTACACCATTTTACGATAAAGCAAGAATTATGGAAAAAGGAATACCAGTAACTATAAGACCTAAAAAATCTAAGGTGTTAGTATTTGAAGAAAATGGAGAAACAGTGTTTACTAAAAATCCAGTTACAGTTAACAACCCTGGCGGAGAAGATGCTCAAGGTGGATTTGAAGAAGTGCTAGACATATTTTTAAATCAATATTTTAAACAATCATTTTTAAAGTCATCTGGTTTATCAGACTACATTAAAAATCCAAAAGTATTTAAAACTAATTTAAGAGCAGGTGCCAAGTATGGCAAAGGTTTTGGATATTCAACTGGATATAAATGGATTGCTAATGCGGTGATTGCATAATGGCTGCTACGATACATCATCCACCATCATTAATTAATGCTTATTTACAAAATAAAATTAGTGAGTTTTTTGGAACATCAGCGATTGATGGGTTAGATGAACAAGATACTTTCCTTATTCCATTTTTTCCAACTGCTCCAACAGATATCAATGCTTTAACTGAATCTTTTCCACAATCACTTGGAACATTTGCAGTATATGACAGGATGTTTAGAATGAATAGAAAGACATTTCCACATATATATTGTGAACAAATAATGTATTATTTTTATAACTTTGGTGGAAATGCAATTGAAAGAACAATCATTCTAAGTCAAAAGATTCAAGATCTTTTAAATTCATTAGACGAGTCTGCAGTTGATATAAATAAGTGGATAAGAGATAATCAAGATACGGTTATTCCTGGTCCAGAAATAGCACTTAAAGATATGTCACTTCCCCTATATTTTCACACCTTTAAAACCTACCAACTTCAAGAGACTAGAGACATCATAGACTTTGGAACAGCCAGAACCTATGCAGGAAACAAGATTATTTTAGATTATGACTGGCATAAAGGCTAACAAAATGGTGTTATACTTGACCTTGAGGAAACATCGCTTTACAACTAAATAAGAAAACCCTTTACAAGGAGAGGTGAAATAAATGGCATATTCTCGTGGACAATCCAACAACATTATCGTTGGTGCAGCCGCATTGTTTACATACAATGACGGTGCTTTAGCACAAACAATCGGTACTGCAGGTGGACCACTACCAGCATTTGAAGCAGCAACATCATACAAAGATACTTTGACTGATGACGTTGACTTCACAAACGTAGGTTATACCAGCAATGGTATCGAACTTACATTCCAACCATCTTTCGGTGAAGTTCAAGTTGATCAAGTTCTTGACGTTGCTCGTCTTTTCAAAGACGGCATGCAAGTATCTTTAGCAACATCATTTGCAGAAGCAACACTAGAAAACCTTCTAGTGGCAGTAGCAGCAAACGCAAATGATTTAGATGAATTATCAACCGCAACAGGTATTGGTACAGGAAGCCAAAGTTTCGACATCAACTCAGGTGAATTAGGCGACGTTCCTCTAGAACGTGGTATAGTAGCCGTTGGTCCAGGAACTGGTGACCCATCAATCGATAAGGAACGTATCTATATCGGATACCGTGCTTTGTCAATCGAAAACGTAGTAGCATCAGCAAAACGTGATGCAGCATCTATGTTTGACGTAACTTTCCGTATGTTACCGTTAGATGACGGTATGTATGG